GGCCCTCCAAAAAATGCCATAAGGCATAATAAAATAATTAATATTGCTGTAAATCTATAATCCATATTGGCAATCTCCATTAAAATAACCAACCTTTAATTTTTTCCCACCAAGATTTTTTAGCAGGCGCACCTAGTATTAGAGGTCCACATTCACATTTATCACAAATACATGTACCACATTGATTACTTTGAATAAAGTATCCTTTGCCTACACAGTGACATTCATGTTCGCAAACATTACAATATTTTTTAACCATATTTATATTATTGTAATAATTAAAGATGCTAATATTAAAATAATAATGGAAACAATTCCACAATTATATTTAGTACTTTGACATATACGACATTTTGGTTCTAAAAAAACATTTTTTGAAAATCTGTTTGATAAACAATCAAAAAAATTCATAAACGTTCTATAATATAACATTATATTTTTCATTATTTTATTTCCCCCCAATTAGGACCTGATTCATAATCAACTTTATTAGGAACTTTTAGATCCACTGCTTGTTCCATAATTTGTTTTATTTTATCAGCTTGAGCATCAGATTCAATTGAAAAATCTAATTCATCATGTATTTGTATATGTGCCAATAAACCTTCTTTATATAGGTCTACCATTGCTTTTTTAGTCATATCTGCAGCACTACCTTGAATTAATTTATTTAATGCTTTGTACGTAAATGCTCTACGTATTGGATTATTATGCCAATAATTTTTCTTTGGTTTTAAATCAGAATCTAATAAAACTTTACCCTCATCATCCAATTCATATGGTCCCATTTTTTGTAATTCTAATATTGTATCATGATCTTGTGCCGGTACAAATGTACCCCAATCAGTTCCTCTAAGTATTGGTTCATACTTTGGAAATCTGCAACGTCTACCTAATAATGTTTTTATTCTACCTTTATTCTGTGCAGCTTCCATAACTCCAGTCATTAATTCTTTAACAAAAGGTACTTGACTATGATATTGATTAAATAATTCATCCGCTTTTTCTTTTGATACACCTAATTCATTTTGTAGTTTAGCTTTACCCATTCCATAAAATAAACCTAAGTTAATTGTTTTAGCTTCTTTTCTTTCAATGTTTGCCATATCAGCAACAATTTGATGAAAGTCTGTTGATGGATCATTTTCATATGAGTCTGCAATAACTTGAGCTGTATCATAACCAAATCTTAATGCGTAATGTGCAACTAATCTTGGTTCCTGTTGCGAGTAGTCAAATGTACCCCACTTCATACCTTCTTCAGGTATAAATAAACTTCTTATTAATGGTCCAGTGTCCGGATCTCTTGCAGGTATTTGCTGTAGGTTTGGATTTGAATAACTAAATCTGCCTGTAACTGTACCACCATCGTCAGATCGTATTTGATTTATATCTGCATGAATTCTACCATTATGTTCATGCTTTAATATTGTATCAATAAATGTTGTACTTACCTTGTTTATTTTTCTAGCTTCTGCTATCATACGAACTACAGGATGATTATGTTTAGAAATAAAATTTTTAGTAAATGATGGTGAACCAGTTTTCTCAGTTACATCATAAGGTAAATTTAATTTTTGAAAAACTTTTTCGATCGATCTGGCTGCCCATATCTGAGTATCTACTCCTGTTTCTATTTTTATTTGTTGCAATAGGTTTTCTTCTTTTACTGCCAGTGCTGTTTTTAATTGATTGGCTTTGGACACGTCTACCCGGACGCCTAGGAAGCGCATATCGACTAAACAAGGAAACAAATCAGTTTCTAGATTAAATACATCTTGTAATTCATCTTCAATAATTATTCTTTTAAAATAATTCCAAAGTTCTAAAGTTAATGCAGCATCTTCTTCTGCATATGCACCTACTTCGCTTGCAGGCATCTTCCACATATCTGCTTTAGGATCTAATCCTCTTTCTTTAGCTGCTTTTGTAAGTAAAGATTCATTCTTACCTTTGTTTAAATATATCCATGATAATGAATTCAACGTATACGAGAATCTATTTTCGTCAATTAATGACGCTGCAATCATAGTATCTATAATTAAACCATTGATTTTTATACCTAAACTACGTATCCAAGATACGTCATACATAGCATTATGAAAAATTTTTGTAGCAGGTGATTCACAAACATCTTTAAACCATTTAAGAACTTTATCTCTATCCATGTTTGGACCTGTACCATGAGCTATTGGAAAATAATTTTTATAACCATTTACAGCGACAGCTATACCTACAACTTCACCATTATTACTTATAGCTCCTGAGCCCAGTTTCTTTAAGTCTGGATCTCTAGTTTCTAAGTCAATTGCTATTTCGTCTGCTTTCCTTAAATCAGGAAATTCTAAAGGTGCTACCCATTCTGTAGTTGGCATTAACATTATTTTTTACCTTTTATATCTTTCATCTTTTTAATTTCTAATTCACAATAATGAATTATTTTCTCTAAATCTTGTATGCCGTTTTTATTCATATAACGACACACATACTTTATAACGTTTCCTTGAAAAAAAGAAAGATCGTTTTTAGAAATAAATTCATAAGGTTGAATGTGAAAGTTTTTGTAGTGATTCCCGCCTATCTGCTTGTCTTGTGGAAATGCATCATCAAACATATTTTTATTAGTCATATTTTTCTCCATTTAAGTTAAGTTAAGTGTGGTAGTTGTTGGTTTAACGATATGTAATATCCAAAGAAGGGAGTTCGAGAAATCGAACCAACTTCGCTCGTTAGAGCACGCTGCTACCACTTCAGCGATCAGGGTCATCTCGCTCCCGATCGGTTTACATACGTTAGTATGTAAATTCTTAAATATGTTTATATTCATTTCTTTTTATCCTTGCTTTTAATTTGTATAAATTATTTCTTGCACGTGTTCCCCCCACATACCAAACCCGATGTTCTTCATCATGTTTTGCCTGACTTCTTTTAATTGCCTTTTTAATTTTATCTCCAATGTCTAAACAAAGAATTACACTATCTTCTTCTCCACCTTTAGCTGCATGAATAGTAGATACTTTTATACGTGCTTCTTTATCTAAATCTTCTCCATTATCTAACATAGATTTAATGTATTCTTTTTCATCTAAATTTGCGTCTTTAAATGCATCAAACCAATCTATTGTATTGTCCCAATTTTTTTGTTTAAGGCCAGTATATTCTTCTATATCTTTTACTTCTTTTTCATCTAATTCAATTCCTCTACACCATGAATTATAATTAACCGATGCATTATACAATCTAACAATAAAGCTCTTACCTTTATTAGTATAATAATATAAATTTCTTTTCTTTAATTCTTTTGTCATTCTTACTAATCTAGAAATTGTTCTAGTTAATATTAACCATTTACCTTGAGTTAAATCTATCTGATCTAAATTATTTATTTTTTCACTTATGCCTTCATAGTCTCTCGGATAATATTGTTTTAGTTTTCTTAATCCAATTATATTAGTTAATGGCACTACAGATGATTCCTGAACTGCTTTAGATATTCTTTTGGAATACTTTAATACTTTTTCTTTAGCTGGTTCATTTATAAATCTATCAACGTCAGCTCCTGCCCAAGCAAAAATTGCTTGATCATCATCTCCTGCTAAATAAATATCATCGGCATATTCTTTTAATTTATCAAATAGTTTCCATTGTAATGGAGATAAATCTTGTGCTTCATCAATAAATATAACTTTAAATTTTGGCAAATTATCTTTTAATAATAATTGATTAATCATGTCATTAAAATCTAATTTTTTTTTTACTCTTTTATATTCTTCTAAATTGTCACTAATATTTTTTAAAATATGCCATTTTATTTCTTTAGAGTTATGTTCATTTCTATCATACTCTTGTCTAGGAGTGACATCTCTATTAATTGCTTTCCCTATCATTTGAAAATATGGACTATCACTATTTAAATAAAATATTTCTTCTTTATTATATTTGTCATAATACTTAACTCTTAAATTTAAATCTTTACCAATCTTTTCATAATCACTTGGTTGCATTACTTTTTTTGTATTTAAATCTAATTGGTCGAAAGCAAATGAATGAATAGTTCTAAAGTAATATAAATCTTTATCTGGTACAGGCATTCTTTTTCTAGCTTCTTCTGCGGCTTTTTTTGTAAAAGCAAAATATGCAATCTTATCTAATGGCACACCCATTCT